ATCTGGCCGATGCCTGCGGTGATCGTCGCATCGATGGCGTGTCACCCGAGGAAATCGCCACGGTCTACGATTCCCTCGAACAAGCAGCCTCCACCCGGGGTAAGATCGCCAAGGACTGGAAAGCCTTTTTTCACTGGTGCGAGGACAATCGGTGGATCATTGCAAACCCTGCCAAGCGACTCAAGACGACCGTCTCGGTTCGAGAGAAACGATTCGTTTCGGTCGAGACGATCGAGCGAGTACTCCAAGCCTGCGACGATCCCGAGCTGCGGCTCGTGATTGTGCTGTCCCGATTCGGAGGCTTGCGGATCTCCAGCGAGATTCGGGACTTTTCGGAGTCATCGATCGACCGCCATTCCAAGCGGATCAAGATCACGGACACCAAACGCGGGATGGTGCGCGAGATCCCGCTCTTCCGTGAGATCGCTGCCGAGCTCCCCGCACCAGGCGTTTCACTGCTGCCGACTCTCGCAAGCCTGTCCCACTCTGGGATTACCAATCGATTCCAGGCCACTGTTCGCAAAGCTGGCATCGAACCATGGCCGGTCCCATGGCATTCCATGCGAGCCACGCGAGAGACGGAACTGATCACCGCTTTCGGGGTGGCGACCGCTTCGAAGTGGATCGGCAACTCCGAGAAAGTCGCGATGACGTCTTATGCGATCATTCCCGACTCTGACTGGGCTAAGGCTGATTTGTAACTCTGGTTGGACGGTTTTTCGGGGGCGCGTGGTAGTTTCGTCCTCATGAGCAAATCGACCCGGGCAACCACGAAACGCAAGCGACCTGACCCAAGTGTCATCGTCGCATCGTCCAAGAGCACCTTGGAACTGCGTACTAGTGGCGACTCCATCGAGTTGCAAGCTGCCGATCCAAACTCACCCGACGCGCTGCCCAGTTTTAGTGGGATTGCCTATACCGGGGGGGTGATGAATCCCAAGCTAGCAATCCAGTGGAACGGCCCGGTGGTGATCGATCTTGCTGGACTCGACGCACCGGTCGGACCTGTGCATCGAGACCACGACGAATCCCGGCCAGTGGGACATCTCACCGCAGTCGCAAACGATGGGACCAAGCTCTCCGTGACAGGAGTCTTTTCCGTTCCATCGGTCGACCAACAGGAGATCATCGCCGGAGCGAAGAACGGATTCCCATGGCGACCCTCGGTCGGCGTGAAGATCCTGACTTACTCCACGGTCCCGCAAGGCCAGACCCTCCAGTGCAACGGACGCACGTTCGAGGGTCCGATTCTCGTCGTCAAGCGATCGCAACTCAAAGAGGTTTCCCTGGTAACGATTCCAGGCGACCCTGAATCCTCCGTCTCTATTGCCGCTTCGGCGAATCCAAACATGCCAACTTTCGAAGACTACTGCACATCCCTCGGACTCGATCCTGCGACTCTTACGCCCGAGGCCAAAGCCGCACTGCAAGTCTCTTACGCCGAAAGCATCGAGCCTGATGTCGATGCGTCTGCTCCCCCTGCTGACCCCGCGCAGCAACCTCCGACCGCAACCGCTTCTCAACCCACGGAGCCACCTATGGCCAAGCCCGCGACCGCTGCTGCTTCTTCCGCTTCGCCTGATCTGACCGCCGCTGGTGGTTTGGATTTGACCGCTTACCGCTCGCAAATGGCTGCGGAAACCAAGCGAGTAAACGATGTCACCACGTTGTGTGCTCGCTTTGGAAGCCCAACCGTCATGGTCGGTGGCAAGAACGTCGACTTGGCCGCTCATGCCATCGAAAACGGCCTGACCGGCGACCAGACCGAGCTGCTCGCTCGACGACACCAGGACCTGGAAGCCTCGCGAAACTCCCGGCCCCATGGCCCTGCGATCCATTCGCGATCGAGCCATTCCTCGATCGACCTCGGAGCACTCCAGGGTGGCATCATGCTTCGAGCCGAAATGAAACTCGATTCGCCGACTCTCGCAAAGCCTGACGTCAAAGCGAAGCTCCCTGGGTTCCTCCAAGCTGGCCTGAACGATCCGATTCGTCAGCAAGCGATGGACGCTGCTCACCAGTACCGCGACTTGACCCTCTTGGAGTCCTGCAAACTCGGTCTCCAGGCTCGCGGGATCGATGTCCCTGCGAATCGCGTCGACATGCTCCAAGCTGCTTTTTCTTCGGGCACCGTCGCTGTTCTTTTTGGTGCGACCCTCGGGGCCAAGATGCTCGAATCGTACGCCGAGGTCGACGACTTCTCGGCTGGGATCTGTAGCGAATCCGAGCGTCCTGACTTGGAAGAGCACAACAACAACCGGATGCAAGCCGCTCCGAACTTGAAGCACCACCCAGTCGGTGGCAAGGCCAAGCACGGCAATCGCCGAGTCCTCACCGAGAAGGCTCAAGTTGGTCGATTCTCCGAGCAACTCAAGATCGACGAAGCCGACATGTTCGGCGACAACTTCGGGAAGCTCAAGGACACCCCGCAAGACTTCGGTCGAGCCGCTGGACGATTGCGTCCGGACTTGGTCGCCGCTTTGCTCATGAGCAACCCGACGCTGCTCCAGACCTCCCGAGCCCTGTTCAACTCGACCGATGGCAACAGTGCCACTGGCAAGGCTCTGGCCCGAGCGACGCTCAGCGAGATGATCGCTCGATTGCTCAAGGTCAAGGACGGCGATGCGACGCTCAACCTCAAAATGTCGCACTTGATTGTGCCACCTGAGTTGATGGACTTGGCAATCCAGCTTTGCTACTCGGCCAACCTGTCGAACGACAGCGGCTCCGGTGAATTGAACCCGCTGAAGAAGTACGGAGTCACTCCGGTCACGGACGCACGGTTCTCGAATGGATTGGTTCACCCAGTCACCGAGCAAGCGATCGCCGGTTCGGATACGACCTATTACGGCGTGTCCAAGGATGGACGCACTATCGAGGTCAACTACCTCCAGGGTGCTGGCCGTGTCCCAGTGGTCCGAGTTGAGACTCTCGTCGGTGGTGAGTTTGGTGTCGTGATCGACGTCAAGCACTACATCGGAGTCAACGCTCTCGACTTCCGAGCCATGCAACGATTCGCAGGCTAAGCCTGACGGCCTAGTGGCGATCTGAAAAAACTCCAGCAGGGTCAAGGCCCTGCTGTTTCCCGCACCTTAACCCTCGACCATCCCCATGAAAATCAGACTATTCCAGCCTGTCGTGTTCGACGGCCAGACGCTTGAAGGTGAAATCGACACCGCAGGCACTCCGATCAGCGCCGAGAGCATCATTCAGCGAGGCTGGGGGGAGGAAATCAAGGACGCGAAACGCTCCAAGAAATCCGACCAGGAACCCCCCCCGCTGAGCGAATCGCCAGCAACTCCAAGCGAGTCTGATCCAGTGCCTGCCGTCGAGCAGCCGCAACCATCGAACGATGTTCCGGCCAGCGAACCAGTTGAGACCCCAAAACCACCGAAGCCATCTCGCAAGAGAAGCTAATCCCCGCACCAATCCACCACCTTTCACCAATCACTGAGAACCATGGCAACATACAAACAAGACGGTGATTTTCGCCAGTTTACCGCTGCTGCTGACACGTCCAACGGAACCATCGTCCAGACCACTGACGGCCTGGCCGGCATCGTCGAAGGCCTCGCCGGGGTGAAATCCGGCAAAGTTGGCAACGCTCGCGTCGTGGGAATCGTCACCTGCGACAAAGCATCGGCAACCGTGCTCGCTGCTGGTGCTCGAGTCCAGATCGCCACCGCGACACAGCTCGTCACCGCCAAGGCCTCTGGTGCTGCCGATGCTGGCAACATCCTGATCGGTCGCACTGCTGCTGCTGGTGCTGACGGAGCTCTGACCGTTGACATCGACCTCAACCGATCCGCAGTCTAACCAAGCCCATGCCCATCAAAGAAGCCGATCTTAAAGAATGGTCAGAACTCGAGGCACGGCGATCCGCCATGCAACGCGAGCTCACGACCATCAAGGATCGGCAAGGGCAGATCGAAGAACAACTCGAAGCCGAACTGCGAAAGTCCGGCAAAACGAAGATCACTCGAAGCGGGTTTACCCTCGCTTTGCAACCTGGAAAGGCTTCCGTCAGTTGGGCGAAAGAGTACCTCAGGGCTAT